AAATTGAACTAAAAAGACATAACGGTAATACTACTGTTGTTGCTACAAGTTCAGCAATAAGCAACTTAGATGTTTCAGGCAACTCTAGTTTTGACATTGTTTACAATGGTACTACAGTTGTTGTAACATTAGCGGGTACTATCTCAGGTACTCCTGCAACTTCAACGGCAGAAGACGCCGTATTTGATATTAACGCGGCTTTGGCTGGTGCTAGTATCTCAGAAGTTTCAGCAAGTTTAGATTCAACAGGCACAAAAGCCGTGTTGACTTCTTCCGCAGGAAGAGATATTGTATTACAAAGTAACCATGCAGACTTTGGACCAAGTTCAGTAGGATTTGGCTCAGGTGCAGTTACGGCAAATATTACATATTCAAACTATGCGGCACTAAGTTACGAAGCAAGTAAAACTCAAATTACAGGTACATTAGCAGAAGGTACTTACTGGTACGATGCTACAGTGGCTAAAGCAAACGTTGATTTGCTAGAGCACAACGGTACTACTTGGGTTACATTTACAAAAGATCTTCAAGTAAAAGCAACCGCTCCAACTACACAATCAGATTCAACTGCTCTAGTGGCAGGCGATGTATGGTTAGATTCAGATGATACAGAAAACTATCCATCACTGAACAAGTGGTCAGGAACAGCATGGGTGGCAGTAGATGGTTCAGACCAAGTAACTGCTGAAGGTGTTGTATTTGCAGACTTCAGACAATCTTCCGCAGGAAGTTTGGACGCAGATGCTCCTCAGGCTTCTAAATATCCAAATGGTATTTTAGGTTGGAACAAACGTGCATCATCCGGTAACGTTAAAGAGTGGAAAGTTAATTACACTCCAAGCGGAACAAACATTGGTAATGTTTGGGTAGATGCTTCTGGAAACAAACAAGACGGTAACATGTTTGGATTAAGAAAAGCAGTCCACAACTTAGTTAAAACTGAGATGCAGGGTGCTATTGCTTCTAATGATGACATCAGAAGTGAAATTAATGCATTTAACTTAATTACTGCTCCTGGATATCCAGAAATGCTAGACGAAATGATTTCATTAAGCACAGACAGAAGAAATACTGCCTTTGTAGTTGGTGATACTCCTTTCAGACTTAAAGCAGATGCAACTAGTATAACTAACTGGGCGTCTAACGCCAACTCTGCTAGTGAAAACGGCGAAGACGGACTTGTTTCAAGTTCACCTTATGCCGCAGTATACTATCCTAGTGCATTAGCAACAAACTTAGACGGAACTAACGTAGTTGTTCCTGCTTCACATGTTGCTTTAAGAACTGTAGCATTTAATGATAACGTTTCTTTCCCTTGGTTTGCACCAGCAGGATACCAAAGAGGATTAGTAGACAATGCTTCAAGTGTTGGATACGTTGATCCTACTTCAGGTGAGTATGTTAGTGTAACATTAAACGAAGGTCAAAGAGATACATTGTATCAAAATAAAGTTAACCCTATTGCTTCTTTCCCAGGAAGAGGACTAGCAGTATTTGGTCAGAAAACTCTGAATCCAACTGCAAGTGCATTGGATAGAGTGAACGTTGCAAGATTACTTGTTTATATAAGAGAAAGACTTGATGACGTGGTTAAACCTTTATTGTTTGAACCAAACGATGCTATTACTAGAAGTAAAGCGAAAGCGATTGTCGATGGATTATTAGAAAATCTAGTTATCCAACGTGGACTATTTGACTTTATCACAGTTTGTGATACTACAAATAACACAGCGGCAAGAATAGATAGAAACGAATTGTATATTGATATTGCTGTACAGCCTATCAAAGCAGTTGAGTTTATATATATTCCGATTAGAATCCAAAATACTTTGGGCTCTACGGCTAATAGTTAAGTTTAAATTAACATTGAGAAAGGGCTTTTTAGCCCTTTCTTTTTGACTCTTATTAAAGTACCTTTTAATTTTTTTCGTACTGATTTGATAAATAAGTAGTAACATTAAGCCAAATATAATTATTTTGGTTATATGGTTTAGGAGAAATAAAAATGGCAGAAAATATAGTAAGAACTAAGAATAAGTTCGGTGTTCCTTTCGAATCTGATTCTGGTTCAGGCATCTTAATGCCTAAACTAAAATTTAGATTTAGAGTTACATTTACTGATAATTTTGGAGAAAGTGGAAGAGGACTAGAATTAACACAAAACGTTGTAAACGTTACTAGACCTAAAGTTGCTTACGAAGAAGTTGTTATTGATAGTTATAACTCAAGGGTCTATGTCGCTGGTAAACATGCCTGGGAACCAATCACAGTTGTACTGAGAGATGATATCAGAGGTACGGTTACAAAACAAGTTGGTGCTCAAAATATGAAACAATTAAACCATTTTGAACAAAAGAGTCCTATTGCAGGTTCTGATTATAAATTTGATATGACAATGTCAATATTAGATGGTCAAACAGCAAATCCAACGGAATACTGGAGTTTAGAAGGTTGTTTTATTACGCAAACAGATTACAGTGATACAGACTATGCAACAAACGAACCTGTACAAATTACTATGACACTTAGATATGATAATGCGATACATGTAGCAGGAGACAGCACCGCTGTTCAAGACTTAGAAGGTGGATTGTTCCCAGCACAAGACCTATCTAACACTACAGAAAAAGCATAATTATTTTACATAGTTTTGTAATTTAATAGGGTAATAGTAGATGAGTACACCTAGAAATCTTAAAGATGCGATAGCTCAAAATGCTCTTCAGGGACAATATGTCCCTGATTGGCTCTATGACGTTATGGCATTGAAGAAAGGAATGTTCAACGGAATGGTCACTACTGAATTTGAGCCAACAGGTGGTAACTCAGGAAAATTTTATAACGATTTTAAGAACGCAGAAAGGTTTGCTCCAGCAAACACACCGGTACGTCAAAAGTTTAACGGTTATGTAAACTTTAACTTCAACCCAAACATCAATCTTGATTTTTTAAACAACGTAGAATTCCAGAATAGACTTAGTAGTATGGTTAAAACATCAACTATACCTTCTGCAGAGTTTGCCGTAGATACAAAAAATCAATACAATAGAAAACGCATAACAGTAAGTGCTGTCGACTATAAACCTGTAGCAATATCTGTTTATGATACTGTAGACAGTCTTTGGGTTTTAATGTTAATGAGAATGTATTCACATTTATTTACTAATCCTACTAACATGTATGATGTTACAGAAGGGCAAGAGTCTCAAAAGAAAAATATTAAATATGATGTTGTTCCAGAAGCAGTACCTTCAGGTGATGGCGAAGGAACATCAGGCAGTTTTAATAGACCTTTTGATAGTAATTCCGCAGGACTAAATTTACAACCAGGTGCAGAAAGAAACTTTATTACAAGTATAGACATAGTTCAATATCACGGACAAAAAGTTATTAAATATACATTATTCAATCCTATGATTACTAGTTTTGAAATAGACGGACTTGATTATTCAGACTCAGGTGCTAATATGATTAACTTAAATATTGTATATGAAAACTTTACAATAGATCCAGATGTAAATGCTTGGATTAGTGAAGATGACTTAGGAAGATTTTCAGCATCTAACAAAAGTAATTGGAGATTATTAAGGGAAGACCGTAAAAGTGAATTCCCAACTGGAGGAACTACTTTATATCCAGCAGAATTAAAAGAAAGAAAAGCAGGATTTTTAAATAATGCTGGAAGAAGAGAGCAAGTTAATTTCTTAGACTCTTTTGGTGATGGCGATACTGAACAAGTACCAACACAACAAGCATCGGCGGAATCACAACAACAAGATGAAACAGTATACGGAGCATTTATGGCTCCAGGCGGAGGAGTTATGATGATTCCTCAAGATCCAGGTGATACATAATGAGTACTTCTTTATACGAAACATTTGGTAATGAAGTCAATTACGAAATTAGAAAAGACAAACTTGTTAAATTTTTAGAAAATAGCACAATAAATTTTCCATTGCCAGAAGCAAGTGTAGAAATACTAACTGCTATGCTTGGAAAAGAACAAAATGCTGGAATGAATGCAGATGAACTTGATATGGTCTATAATAGACTTACTAGTATTGGCTTCAATGAAAAAACTGCAAACACATTAGCAGTAGCATTAATTCAAATTGCAAAACAACAAGGTGTTCATCCTATTGAATACTTCGAACTTAACGAAAGTTCTATAACATTAGCGGAAAATACATATAAAGCCATAAATAAAATAAGACCTAAGGGCAATCTTATAGGTTTGACAGTTGGAAAAACTAACAAACAAAGTAAGATAGCAAATGTAATTAGACCTTAAGGAGAAATTTCATGGCGTCAAGATATTCACAGGGCCTTTTTCAACCTCAAAACCCAGATAAGTTTATTGGCGGCAAATTACCGTTTGCTAGAAGCAGTTGGGAAACAAAATTTATGCAATTTTGCGATAGTCATCCTAATATACTTAAATGGGCAAGTGAAAATGTAAAGATACCTTATAGGAATCCTATGACAGGTAAGATTACAAATTATGTACCTGACTTTATGGTACAATACCAAGATAAAAATGGCAAAACATTAGTTGAGCTCATAGAAATCAAACCTAAAAGCCAGACAGTTATAGAAAATGCAAGAGGCAGAGGGGATAAACTTGCAACAATGGTCAATGCCGCCAAATGGACAGCGGCACAAGAGTGGTGCAAAGCAAAAGGCATACATTTTAAGGTTATAACAGAAGAACAGATTTTTAATAAACCAAAACGTACTACAAAGCCTAGAAAAAAATCTAGATAGTAATGAGTGATTACTTAGACCTTCCTAAATTTCAGTTGCATAACATATTAGACTGCAATCATAATACACCCAAACTATTTAATCACACATATGGAAGATTTGTTCCATTTTATTTAAAAGATATTTTGTATTGCTATATTCCTATACCAAAATGTGCAACACAAGATACCCAACGTGCCCTATGGGAACACCCAGAAGTTGATACAGCATGTGAAATGTTTCCTTCTAAATTAAAAGAAGCACGTTGGTTTTGTGGACACAGGGAAATACATCAACGTTTGGGTTCAGCATACATGAG